TGGGCCGAGGTCGTCCGGGGAGGTCATGATCTTGACGCCGGCTTTGCCTTCGCCCCTCGAGCAGCGGTAGGAGGCCCCGTACTGGCCGTACTTGTACCAGTGGACCTCGCAGATGCCAAGCTCCTTCGAATGGCCGAGGAGGTAGTCCCAGATCTGTCGGGCTTGTTTCTCGTCTTTGTAGCCGAGGTCGAGGGCGTACCCGGTGGCGTGGACACTCTTGACGCCTGGCTTGCCGCGAATGTCGCGGTTGACGTAGGTGCCCAGGTTGACGGTGTCGGCGTATCGTTTTCGGAGCAGCTCAGACGCTTTCAAGATGAGCTCGGAGGGTTTCTTCCCGTCCCAGGCTGGATAGAACGGATAGGGCCGGGGCATGGTTAGTCCTTGCGGCCGATGATGGGCTCGACTGGTTCGCCTTTGCGGGCGGCGATGCCGTTGCCGACTGCGTAGCCGACGATCATGGTGATGATGGGCAGACCTTGATCGGAGTCGATGCTGCCGACCGCAATAAGCACGGTCATGCAGATCAGCGCGACCAGCGCAATCAGGGCTTTACTTGGGTTCTGCAGGGTCATCGCTTGGCTCCGGGAGGGCTGCAATCTCTTCAGGGGTCAGTTCGCGGGTGACGGTCTCGCCCGTGGCTGCGTCGTGGAATGTGCCGAGAATGGGTTCAGACATGGTCATGCCTTCCTGTAGCCGTAGACGGTGATTTTTCCCCCAGTGATTGTGCCAGCCGATGGCGCAATCTTGAAACTCGTGTAGGCCGTATTGTCGCCTAGCCAACCACTAACTGTTGTGAAGTACAGGTCACCGGACGATTGTGCACTGAATGCGGTTCTGTTGGTGACATTTGGATACAACAGGTCGAAGACCGCGCTTGTTTGGTTTGCGCCGAAATAGCCTATGTTCCAGTCTGCGCCGTTGTTTCGTTTTGTGGTTCCATCGCCGGAAGCGTCGTATGCGTAGTACGCGCCTGCTTGGTAGTAGCCGGTGGCAGTCGTGCCAAGAGTGAGAAGAATGCCAGCAGAGTTGGTACTCGCCACCACATAGTTCATAATGATGCGGTAGTTGTCATAGGTGCTGGAGAAACAGTTGCTTACGGTAACGCTGGAAACGGCCGTGCCGACCGTGGTGCTGGTGACATACACGAGGCCGGCGTTGGCGAGGTAGGTGTTCGTGTCCGACGCGGTAAGCACCTCGCCGGTAGCGAATGTCTTGATGGCCATGGGTCAGAATCCTAACTTGTTGTAATCCAGGCGTCCGAGGACCGAGTCGTTCAGGGTGAGGAACGCGAAGAACTCGGTGCTCGACAGGTTGTAGGTGATCCTGGTCGACTCAGGATCGGAGGTAACCGTGAAGCCTTCGACGAGAGCGTAATAGGTGGTTCCTCTGAAGACCAGTTTGATCCCGGACCCCACATTCAACGCGCCAAGCGCGTTGCCATTCGTTTGTGTATTGAGAAGGACACTAACTGTGAGCGGAGTACTGTTTTGGACGTCGAAGACGCCTTTCATGTAGAGCCCGAGTTGCGTGGCCTGCCCGGTGTCAAAGCTGTACGAGTCGAGGTTGTATGAGAAGATGCCGGTCCCGGTAGCGACCTCGGTTCCTCCTCGCGGATAGACGACGACCTTGTTCGCGTAGTTGTCTGCCAAGCTGCCGAAGGTGATCGCGTCGTACGGTTGCCCGCCTGTGTCATTTAGTTCCCAATAGACGATGGTGCTCTGCCATCCACGGCTGACCCAGTTGATTGTCGTATCGCCCGCCTGAACGAGGGCAGCCTCAGTGTTGACGAGGGTCTGGAATACATCGAGCGCTGATCCGTCGGTAACTATTTGCGCGGAGACTGTAGACAGGCTGGTCTGATTGACAACAAGAGTGATGCCCACGTCGGAGCAGATGTTTGTGGCGACGGTGCTTGCTGCGGTTCCGGCGGTCCATGTTCTGGTGACCGATGCGCGACCAAGATAGGCGAAAGCGTCTTCAAGATCGAGTGTCCAGGTGTCTAGCGAGGAGACGATTCCATAGTCGATTGTCAGGTCCGCGACTCGATAGGTCAGGTCGACCGAGTATGGCCCGAGGCTCGGTACGTCCAGCGTGACCGTGATTGTGTCTCCAATGAGAAGACTAGGAAGCAGGTCAGGACGTCGGCCGGTGATTGTTGCCGTGCCAGGGCGAAGGTTGTCCGAGACTTTTACTTTGCCCTTTGTCATCGTGCAGGTCTGGACGTTGGTGATAGTGGTCGCGCCTTTTTTGACTGTCAGGGTTGGAATAGCCATGTCAGCCCATCCAGGGGGCGTTGGGGCCGTTCTGCCTGTACCAGCGCGTAATCGCGTCCACAGTCGCCTGAGGGTCGCCCCCGTTCACGTTGATCGTGACGTTGCTGGTGGCTTGCTCGAACATTCGTGGATTGGTGTATGCGCCTTGGTTGGCGTCGAAGGTGAAGTTGAACATCTCGAACTTCTTGAACTGTCCGAATGGATTGCCGGGAAGGAGTCGGTTGGCCTGGCGTGCCATGACGTTGAAGATGTCGGCGATGACGTTGTAGACCGCGATGAAAGCGTTCGCCAGGAGTTTGAGGGAGTTGATGATTACCTCCCCGAATGCTCTGCGGAATGTTGAGTCGCGTAGCGCGGCGATCAGGACGTAGACCGTCCCTGCCAGTAGCGCGAACGCCGTCGCCATCGCGCTGATCGGGGCCCCGGCGAACACGAGGAACGCCCCGCCGAGGCTGGTGAGGAATGTCCTGGCGCTTTGGAGGAGAAGGACGAAGTTCTTGAGCTCGACGAAGCCCTTGAGGGCTGCGCCGAGGACGGCGACCGTACCGAGCAGGTTGATCAGGCCGTCAGAGAAGCCGGTGCTCCTGGCCTGAGCGTCGTTGAAGTCCTTACCCAGGAGGCGGAGCACTCCACCGAAGCCTTCTGCGCCGTAGGCGGCTGAGAGCTTCTCGGCGTACGGGACGAGTTTCTCGGCTGCGAACGCGGCGAAACGCTCCGCGATCGGGAGCAGCGCAACCCCGAAGGATTCCTTGACCTCGTTGACGGCGACGCCGAGGCGGTCCATCTTGCCCTGGAAGGTTCCGGCAGCTGTCGCGGCGGCCCCCTGGAAGTTCTTGGAGAGGCGGCCGACGGCCTGGTCGGCGGTTGTTGTTTTCGTGATGAAACTCTTGAGGCTCGGGTCGAGCCTGGCGAGGGCCTTGACGTTCCCGCCGTAGGCGCGTGCCAGTGACTCGGCAACCTTCACCAGAGGCCTCCCAGTGGCCCTGGAAACGTTCAGAGCGACCTTGAGCGCCTTCTGGGCCTTGGTGGTGTTTCTCGTGGCTCTGACGAGCGTAGAGAACGCGGGACGGAGCTCGTCATCGGCAACTCCGGACGCCAGGGACAGGACACGGATCTGGTCCTCGACTGCGGCGACCTGGAGTTTGGTGGCTTTGGTGGAGACCTTGAGCTGCTGCGCCAGGAGGGCTTGGCTCTTCTGGTCCTCGACGGCGGCCTTGACTGCGGAGACGCTGGCGGCTGCCAGGGCCCCTACGGCGACTGCGGCCCCGGTGAAGGCGCGCTTGAGGCTTGCGCCGACGGTGCCGGCTGCGCCCTGGAGGTTCTTGAACGATTTCTGGGCGCGTCGGACGCCGCGATCGTTGAAGTCCGAGATGATGGGGATGGTGATCGCGGCCATAGCTAGATTCTGTCAAGTCTTGCGGCGTCGCGCCTGTTCATCTTGTTGACCGTGCCGATGTAGGAGACGATGGCGGCCAGGAGCTCCCGTTGAACCTGTCCTTGGCTCTTCTTGGCGGCCTTCCACATGAAACGGTCCTTTCGGCCGTACCGGGCTCGGACTGTCGCGCCCAGACCGGATACCTGGATGACTTCGAGCACGGAGGCCGCGACGTCCATCTGACGGACACGAAAGACTGTTCGGCCTTTGCGGGAAATGTCGCAGGAGAATCGGACGCCGCGTTTGGCGCGGCCTTGGTCGTAGGGCAGGAGCAACCATCGGCCTGAATCCCATGCGTAGTTGACGCCCCGCATGGGCGGCTTCTTTTTCTCTGTACGGGGATAGGCGTTCTTGGCGTCTTGGACCAGGGGACGGACAATCGCTTTGGCTTCCTTTCGGAGCTGCTTTCGGATGCCAGCGTCCATGAGGGCGAGTTCCTGTTGAGCCTGGTGAAGGCCAAGAATGCGAACGTCAGCGTCTAGCACGGTTGATCTCCTTGGCGCGGTCCTCGAATACCTTCATGACAGTAGCGAGGTCAACCAGGGTGAACGGGACGTCTGGGGGCCAGAAGCCGGTCTCCGCGAGCACCACCGCCAGGGCGTGGCTTACAGAGCCGGCGCGGAAGGGTTTGCGCCGTCAGCCTCGATGATCTCGATGTTGGCGATCTTCTTGATGAAGTCGTCGAAGGAGGCCGGGACGGTGATCTCGTTCTGTTTGGAGGCTTCGTAGGCCATGAAGCAGAGGTGCTCCATGGCGACGCCGTGCTCCAGGTCGGAGGCACGGATCTTGAACTTGCGCTCCAGGGCGACGACCGTGAACAGGTTTGTCTTTACCTGGTAGTCGGAGCCGTCGAGCATCTCGACGTGCATGGTCAGCTGCATGGTGTTCCCCTAGCTGTTGGTTGTTGGTCAGGTGATGTCGACCGAGTAGACCCCGCCGGTCCAGACGCATTCCACGGTGCCGAGCTCGCCGAGGCTGGCGTTCACGACGTTGAGCTCCTCGAGGTAGGCCCCGGTGAGGGTGAAGCCTGGGTTGGTGGCCGAGTCGGCTGCGGAGGTCGGCTTCACGATGACGGTCGTGGTGGTGCCCACCAGGTCCTTCAGCGTGGCGTAGGTCTCGTTAGAGGCGTAGCTCATGTAGAAGGTCACTGTCAGCTCGTGATTGCCGAGGCCCCCCGTGTACTTCCTGTCTGAATCTCCGAAGGCGGTGGACTCGAGGGCCTCGATGCGGCGAACGAACGACGCTGCGGTTGCCTGGTCGGACAGGTCAACCGAGTTGACCGTGACGACCGGGTTGGAGAGGTAGGTGCTGGTGGCCATGGGTTACTCCTTCGGCTTCTTGCTCGGCTTATTTTTAGCAGGTTCTTGGTCGGTTGGGGCGTTATCGCCGGCGTCCTCGATGAAGCCTCCTGCAATCAGAGCGTCGATGTTGACGCCGGGTTGGGGCTCCCAGATCGAGCCGACGGGGCCGAGACGCGGGGACAGGATGCGCCAGGTCATGCGGTCTGTGCCTGGAGGACGACGGTAAGCGCGTAGGCGGGTGAGTCTGCGCCGCCTATGTCGGCGACGGCGGGGCGGCCTGACATGACCGCGATCTTGAGTGCCATGAGGGATGCGGCAATCTGGAGGCCGCGACGGAGGGTGGACAGGTTGCCCTGGGCGGGGAGGACGATCAGGAGCTCGAAGGTGAGCTTGGCGATGTTGTAGTTGAACGACTCGAACGAGGGCGCCTGCATGAGGACGAAGCCGTTAACGAACCCTGCCGCGTTCTGCGGGTTGTCAATCACGGGCAGGCCCGACACGGTTTGCAGGGTGGCCTTGAGGTCGTCGATGGCCTCGTTGAAGAGGTCGGTGTAGGCCATTAGGCCACCTGGGGCCGGTTGATCCCGAGCAGCTGCATGATGACGGGGGTGATACCGGGCGGCGGGACCGTGCCCATCCCGTCAAAGTTAGCGAGGCTCGAGTACGCGCCCCGCTGACGGAAGTAGGCCGCTGCAATCATGATGGTGCCGAGGGTGACGTCGGCCCCTGGGCTGACCGTGAGCTCGTCGGTGAGGTACCCGGCCTCGAGCCTGCGCCGATAGGCGAAGGCGTTCGCGGCTGCGGTGCACTTTGTCAGGTAGTTCGTGTCGTCGGCTGCGGTGAAGCTGACGCCCAGGTACTCGGTGACGTTGGCGTTCGTGATCCAGGTGCAGACCGGGTTCCATTCGCAGGTCCCGTACGGGTCGACGGCGTAGTAGGAGACGTCCGTACCAGGGTTCTGGTACATGACCTGGTTCGGGACCGGCTTGGCATAGTTGAAGAGCCATTCGCCGTCGTCGCCGACGCCCTCGAACTCGTACTGCGGGAAGGCGACCGCCATCGCGCCGCTGTCGTTGAAGCCGTTGCCGACGCCGGCAATCTCGACTTCTTGCTCGACAGCAGCGTCGATGTTGGTCAGCAGCTGGATGACGGCGTAGTCGTCCAGGCGCATGGCCCGGATGACGTACGCGATCTCCGACATGGCCTAGCCCTCCGGCCCTGGATCAGGGCGAGACGGTGATGGACTTGACCTGATCGGCGTCCGCGATGAAGGTGGCGACGTACCCGTAGTAGGAGAACGTCCTACCCAGAGTTGCTGGGGCCTCTACAGACATGATCCCACGGATTTGCTCGTAGAACTCGATCGCGGAGCCGCGTGCCACCACCATGGTGTTGGCGGCGAAGTTGCGGTCGGCGACCAGGTTCAGGCCGAACGGGTTGAAGGTGTTCAGCTGCGTGATGTTGGCCGAACCGGCTGCGTTCACGCCCATGAGACCAGCTGCGCCGGCGTACGGGAAAACGCTCCGCTTATCGGCGTCCATCTGCTGCCCCATGAGCTTCCAGGTCGAAGGATCGACGAAGATGTGGTCGGGGAGGAAGTTGGTCGCGTTGAGGATGTCGTACGCGGCGTCGTACAGAGCCAGGAAGAGGCTCGACGGGTCAACCGTGTTGAACGTCCAGGTGCTGCCGGAGGCAGATGCGCCTGTGGTGATCGCGTCTGCTGCCACGTTGTCCGAGGCGAGGAGGTAGGTTTGCGCGAGGTTTGTAAGGATGATCGACATCGCCCCAGGACTAGTGAAATCCATGTCCTGAACTGAGAGAGTGACCTGTCCCGCCAGAGTGGTTTTCTGCACGACGTTCGAGGCGATCACGGGCGTGGTGGCCGAGACTGCGGAGAGCTCCGGCGACTGCGCCGCAACTGACGGGTGGGTTGTCCAGGTGGGACGGATGAATGTCTTCTGGTTACCGCCGTCAGGCATGGCACGCGCGCCGATCGCGGCGACCACAGGACGGATGTAGTTGAGGTCCTCAAACACGGGTGCCACCACCGGGACCGGCAGAAGGCCGGGGGTGTCGGTCGTGAGGACGTCACCAGCAGCGGCCTGGAGGGCGGTCTGCTTCGAGGTCATGTAGTCGCGTGCAGCTGCGGCGACGTTGCGGAACGTCTCGCCGCCGATGTGCATCGCGGCCAGGTACTCCCCGGGGGTGGGGAGATCGAACTTGCGCTTCGGCTGTGCCGGGAGCGGGGCGGTCGGGACGGCGGCGGCCTCGACGACCTCTGCCTGGGCGGGTGTTGCTTCCACTTCGTTCTCCTTCGTGGATTCCTTGGCTGTTTGGGTGTCGGGCCCTGTCGCCGCCGAGGCGGCCACGTCGGTGATAGTAGCACCGGCGAACGCGGGGATGGGGACAAGTGACAGCTCGAGCCACTCCCCCTTGGAGACGATCATTCGACCGTCGTCGTCGTACTCGAACTCGATCGGATTGACCCCGACGGAGACGTCCATGACGCCGTCAGCGGCGAGGACGAGGGCCTCATCGCCGAGGAGGGTCTTGGAGATCCTCATGGAGGCGAGCATTTCGGTGCCGGTGTCGACGCGCTCGGCGACGATTCCGACGGGCTTAGAGGCGTCGTGGTACATGAAGACGCGGGGCGGCTTCCCATCGACTGGGAGGCTGCCAGGGAGGAAGGACACCTCGGTCCCGTCCGAGACCGTCGCAAACTCGTTCCAGGGCACGGCCACCGCCGTAATTTCGCGCCGGCCTGAGGCGGCTGCCGAGATCTGCACCTGGTCACTGGTGAAGCGGATGATGTTGTCTGCCATGGCGGCCTCCTTGTCGAGTCTGCTCCAGATTGCGTTCGCCCAGGTACGCCCTGGGTCTCCCCCCCATAATGCCCATGCAATGCGCCCTGCGGAGGGATACCCATCCTCGCCTGGGGACCAGCCCTCGCCCTGCTTGTCTACTTCGTGCCTAGCGAAGTAGGACACCATCCGGCCGATGGTCTCATCGGACAGGTTCCGGCCGTTCGCTATGTCACGGGCCCGGGCGACCCCGACCTCGGTACCTCCCCGGTTGTACTCGTCGCGCCAGGCGAGGCCGCGCCTGGCCTCTTCAACCATTTCGGCGGTCGGTTCCCAGGGCACTAGGCGAGCTCTTCCTGAGTGTTTTCCTCGACGTCGACCATCTCGCGGTCGGTGTCGGCTTCTTCCATCTCACCGAGGTATTCCTCTGTGTCGAAGCAGACGTAGGTGCCGTTCGGGAGGACGTTGTTCGCCGACAGGGTGCCGGCGATGCACTCGGCGTAGAGCTTTGTGCCGTAGATCCAGAGATCCCAGCGGGACTCTTTGGAGTTGGTGTAGGCGTAGGAGCCGGTCGGGACGCCCAGCAGGTACGGCGGGATGTTGCAGATCTGGGCCATCTGGAGCGCCGAGAACTGGGCTGACTCGATGAGCAGCATCTTGTCGGGGGTGGCGGTGGTCGGTTCGTAGGTGAGGAACTCGTTCAGGGCGGCGGTCTGGTTCGCGGCCCTGGCAGCGTTGAACGCGGCCGATAGGTCGGCGAGCTCCTGCGCCGACAGGGGCTCGCCGCCTACCTGCCGGAGGATGCCCGACGGGATCGCGGTGAGCGCGTTCCTGTAGCGGGAGTCCTCGATCTTCAGCGCGGTGAGGATGGCCTGCTCGGAGCTGTAGATCACGCCCTGGGTCGGGGAGATGAACTGCACCAGGTCTTTCGGGTCGATCGCGCCGCCATTGAAGAACACCTCATTCGACGGGGCGAACCAGACCGGGCCGACCTGGTCCTCGGTCGTGATGGAACCGGCGGGGAGCCTGGTGAACGATGCGGGGAAGCCGTCCTGGGTTCGGCTGGTGATGTACCAGAAGGCGCGACCAAAGAAGAACAAGTCGTCGAACGTCCATGCCATAAGCGTCTCGTAGGTGATCGACGGGTCGGGGCGGCGAAGCCAGGAGCGGGGCGCGAGGTCTTCGTCCTCCATCTCGCGTTCGGTGTCATTCCAGCGTTCCCGGTACATCTTGAGCGGCATCGCCGAGATGACGGAGGCGTGCAGGTCACGGGCCCTCGAGATGGCCGGCACCTGCATGGCACGGTTACGGGCCTCGCCTTCCTGGTAGGTGTAGTACTGGCCGATCAGGTTCATCGTCCGAAGGTTCGGGTCGTAGCCGACGCCGGCGGCAGCTGCTTTTGTGGGTTGCGGGAGCGGCGAGATCTGCGCCTTCGTTTCCCGTCTCGTGAACAGTGCCATCGGTGTCTCCTGCGATCATGGCCGCCGGGCCCGACGCCGGCGACCATTTGCCTCGAGTGTATGTCAGCCTGTGATGACGAGTAGCGGTTTCTCGCGGGTCGCGGGGCGGGACACCAGGGCGATCGCCCAGATCGCGCAGCGCGCCGTCTCGATCGGGCCCGGGGATTTCTGGCTTGAGATGACGATGCCTTTGGCGGTCTTTACGGCGACGGCGCGGTTCATGTGCTCCGTGAGGGCGCGGTGCCCGAAGTGCTTGACACGGCCTTCGGCGATCATGGCCCTGACCAGGCTCGTGTACTTGAGCAGCTCGGCGTAGCCGACCATGGTGAAGCGGCGCTGGTATTTGGCGGGGAGGTGCAGCTCGAAGGTTGGGGTGACGGCCAGAGCGACGGACCGGTCGTTCATAACGCGCTCGATCTCGGCCCACATCTGCTCCTCGGAGGTGGCGACGAACTCGACATCGACCAGGATTTCGCGGCCGTTCTGCACTGCTCGAACGCCGACATACCTGGAGTCGTCCATGCTGGAGTCGACTGCCAGGACACCGCCGGCAGGGAGGTCGCCCTGAATCTGGTGCCCATCCCAGAGGCCCGGGTCGAGGAGCGCGCCCCTGGCGGTAATCCACTGGTTCAGGTGCTGCCGGATGAAACTCTCCTTGCGGCTGTTCGCCCGGAGGCTGGAAAGCTTGACGGTCGTACCGAGGGCCGGGTTCGCCCACCGCCAGTACCGTTCGTCGCGTGGATCAACCCCGTTCGGGAGGCTCCACTCCTGGAAGCAGCAGTCCCCCCGGACGCCGGCGTCAATCTCGGCGAGGCACTGCTCTCGGATGTTGATCATGGCCACGGAGGACTGGTCGCCGGCCGTAGACCACATCGAGAGATGCGGGTTAGGTCGGGCAATCATGGTCGGCCGGATGGCTTCATCCAAGGCGGCGAGGGAGACGTCGAAGAGCTCGTCGACGACGACCAGGTCGTAGGAGCCGCCGACCAGGCGGGGGGTGGCGGCCCGGACTTCCCAGGTGGAGCCGTCGGGCATCCTCATTGACTTACGACCGAACGAGAGGGTGGGCTTGCCGCCCATGCCGGCGAGCACCGGGAGGAGGGTGTTGAAGATGGCTTCGGCACGGTCAAGACGGTTGGCTGTGGATAACACGGCGACAGGTCGGCCGAGGGTCTGTGCATAACTTGCCAGGTACCAGCCAATCAAGGCAGAGAGGGCAACCGACTTACCC